AAAAATGTTGTTCTGGAAACGAAGGGCCGGTCAGTCGGTCGTGATTGGAAGCGATACGCTGGTGCAGGTCAAGCACATCACAGGCCCGGACGGGTCTCGGATCAAGGGGGCGGAGGCTTCACTCGGCTTCGTCACCCCGCCCGGTGTCAGGGTACAGAGAGCGGAGAAATACACAAAGGATCTCGAGGAGAACCTGGCTTTCCCACTTTTTTACCGCATGATCAGCCGGGTGACCGGGGAGACCCACGGGTACGCCCTTGAACTGCCGGTCGAGGTCGACCGCAGGTCGGACGGCTATGACTACACCCCGATCGCCGGGTTTGAAGATATGGTCGAAGAGGATGACCGGGTTGAGCTTCACATCTTCCGCTCGGAGGCGGAGTCTATCGCCTTCTCGCAAGGGGTAGAGCTGATGGACACTGGCGCCGAGTGTGGCACTATCATGGGCAGAAACGGCAACACCTGGCTGGTACTTGTGCACCACTACTACTCTGCTTATGCTTCAGGTCCTAACCCGACAATACGGGACCACCTCGGCAGAAGTGAACAGCTGCAGGAGGCCCTGAGAGAGGCATCATGAGAAATACCTTCGAGACCATGGAGATCGTCCGCCAGCTAGGGGTTGCCCCTAGCACCGGCGCTATCATCACCGCCCTGTTGAACAACCAGCTGCACCCTGACCATTACAAGTCGCTGGAGCCCTGGCCGTTTCAGGACATGAACTGCCCGATCCCGGTCGGCAAGGTGATGATCGCCGTCTGCCGCCTCCTGGAACTTGCCCCGGAGAAGGCCTTCCAGACTTTGTGGAAGGGCGATGAGCCGCTGGCGATGTACATCGACCGCGGTATCGAAGGGCAGCCGACGATTATCTACGATCTTGAAGCCCGTAACTACATGATCCACCCGATCGAGGAGGTTATCAACCAGAGTAAATAGATCAACGGCAGTACCACGCAAGATGCGTTACAACTCAATGAAGCTGAAAAGGAGAATGACTATGATCACTTCCAAGAAGGAAGCGCTCGCCATTGTGGGCGGGCTCTCGAACTCGAGCAAGATGCCGGAGACGGCGCACGGCACGCCTGCCAAGTACTGTATGACAGGCTCCCTGTTAAGGAAGCGGCCAGGATCTACCTGTGAAGGCTGTTATGCGCTTAAAGGCCGCTGCGGGATGCCGAAGTCTGTTACCGCTCAAGAGCGCAGGCTTGAGGCGATGCAAATGAACCCGATGTGGGTCGATGCAATGATCTTTCTGCTCAAGGGCGTGAAGCACCATCGCTGGTTTGATACAGGCGACATCCCTACCACCGCAGCTTTAATGAAGATCATCCAAGTCTGCCGGTTTACGCCAAAGACCAAGCACTGGTTACCAACTCGTGAACTGGCAATAGTCAAGAAGTACGAAGACCAGATACCTGATAACTTGGTGGTTCGTGTCTCTATGCCTATGATCGATCAGGCGCCTAACTGCAACTGGAAGTGGACCAGCACCGTGCACTGGATAGGCCCGGCTTTTGGCAGGGAGTGCCCGGCCAAGCACAACATGAACCAGTGTGGCGACTGCCGTGCCTGCTGGGACAAGCGTGTGAAAAATGTAAGTTACGAATATCACTGATGTAAAAAAGCCCGGTCTGGTGGAGACCGGGCAGCGTCTAACTAACGGAGGAAAGTAGATATGAAAACTTTGCGATAAAGATGATCGCATAATCTTAAGCGACCATCAAGATTTAAATATTAGTATTTGCTAATGGAGGGTTTGAAACATGGCCGGAAAAATTTTGGAATTTGGCAAGAATGTGAAGTCTCCCCAGGAAAAACCATCTGTGCAGGAACAGATGAGGCTGCCCCGGGAGTACCGAACATATCGTGTGCTTGATGCCGCGAAGTACTACATCCTGGTGGAGCCGGATCAGGCCAAGGCGATGCGGATCGTGAAGTACCTGACGCAGACGCCGCTCGGCCCTTACACCTTGGTCACGCCGGAGGTCATGGCGCTGATCGAGGCGACCGATCCCAAGAAGACGATGATTGTCGAGATGGGAGGGGAGGTGTGAGATGCCCAAGAAGGGTGGAATTATAGAGGACATTCGAAAATTTGAGTCCTCTGTTATCCAGCAAGAAGATGAGAAGCGCAGACTTGAACGCGGGTCTTTGCTGCAACGGGCTGTTGGGGGTACACTGAGAACTCGCCGTCTGAAAACTGTCGGTAAGAAACGGCTCTCCCATATCCGCCCTGGCAGGCGCTACGGCTACCTGAAGACGGCAAAGGGTAAGGGCAGGCACACACGGGGAGGGATGCGCTATCTCGCTACGTGTGACTGCGGCGAGACTCTGGAAATGTCCACGATGGACCTGCACCAGAGAGAAGCAATGAACGTTGGTTGCATGCAGGATAGCTGCCCGTACGGGGCTATGGAAGCTAAGGTCTGGTTCAATCCGAAGTTCGCCCTTTGGGTGCAACTAAATTTTCTGCTTTCCAACCGTCCTGAGGAAGTCGATAACTGCTGGGGAGGTCAGGCGTATGAAGGGGTCGAAAGAGTCACACCGGATGAAGGGCAGAGGGCCTTCTTTTATGACGTGTGGCCGCACATCGAAGAAACCTTACAAGAGAAGCGGTGGTGGATGCACAAAGTCAACCCCGTGCTACCTTACTCCAAGCTCAATGTCAGATTCGACCGTTCGCCTGATCCGGAGATCATTCAGGTGAATCTCGATACCATCCGTTACGGGTACCACCTTTACAGGCTTGACGAGATTGCTTCCCTGCTTAATGTACCACTACAACGGGTGACTGAGTTACGCGGTGAGATTTACTCAGACAATGCGCTGATGGATAAGCTGATTGATGAGGGCGAGTCATGAAAGTAGAGAGTATTTCCCCTGACGACCCTGCCTACGCAGACTTGAACGAACCATTTGCAACCGGCAGGTACCAGAAGTTCAATTACACCTTCTTTGCCAAGCGATACAACACCGCCGCTGTGGGAGCCATTCTGCTGACCGAGTTCCCGAACGGGGCGAGGCTGTACAACATCGAGAGAACACTGGTCAAGTGGAGCCTGCATCGTGGAATTGATTTCGATGTACGCAAGATGGACGAGGACGGTGGAGGCAATGCGCTTGGAGGAGACAGCCAGATCCTGGCGATCAAGAAGTTAACCTCAAAAACCATGCAACAAGACTGAAGCGAGGAGCGCCATCTTGTACAGATACTTTCAAACAGGTGAGAAGACCCGGTGGGAACCGATACAGGATGCACCTGATGTAGAGGATCAGGCGATACGCAAGGGGGCCAAGAAGGTCACCATCCTGGCGGTTTCCGAGATCATTAACGAGGACACAGTTCGCGAAGCCCTGTCGCACAAGGGTCCTCTCTACTTTGACATCGATGTGAAGGGCGACATCGGGCAGGCTATAGCCTCTGCCCGTGAGCTGGTGCGAAAGCTGGGAGATCTTGGCGTACCTGACTGGGCGATACAGGTCTATGCTTCAGGAGGCAAGGGCTTCCACATTATTGTGTACGCCTCCGTGTTCTCCTCTGGCCGTCCCCTGCGTGACCTGCCTGCTATTTACAAGGAGATGGCACTTGAATTGTACGTACTGGGCATGGACTTCCAGGTCTACTCAGGCGGCAGAGGAGTGACCTGGAGGCTAGCGAATGTTCAGCGTGAGGACGGTCGCTACCGTGTACCGATAACAGTCGATGAACTCTACCACCTGAAGGCTGAAGAGTACTTCCAGTTAACTTCAACGCCTCGCATCATCCCTCCATCTATGTACGACCCTGAGTTCAAGGCTATCGGACTTGAAGCGCTGATGGAGAGGGCGAAGCGCCGCGCCCGGTCACGCCCCAGGCAGCAGGAACCTGTTCCCGATGAAGATCTGGACATGTTCAGGGAGGAGCCACCTCCCTGCATTACGGAGCTCGTGGACTACAAGGTGCGGCCTTCGAAGAACTTCAATCAGGTCGCTCACCAGGTGGCTATATTTGTGGCCCGCTCTGGCATGGACGAGACGATCTCCTCCTCCCTTCTCTCCAGGCTGGCCTCTAATGCAGAGAGCGGCAGCTACAGCTCACCGCGTGCCAGGCAGGACCATGCCACGGGTCTGGTCGAGTACCTGAAGACGACACCGAACAACAAGTTCGCCTGCAACGCGATGCGGGCGGTGATGATCAACAGGCCATGTTCGGAGTGTGGCCTCTGCCAGACAGGAGATGAAGATGCAGAGCCTGGAGAAGAGGTCGGACTCGTTGAACGATCGGATGGATACCATGTACTTGGTAACAACGGCGACAGACGAATCTCCACTTTCACCCTTGAGCCGGTTGACGCTTACTACGAACAGTCCCAGTCCGGCAATGAACTCAGAAGAATTGGAGCGACTATGGAAGTTGTTAAGGACGGGCAGGTTCTCGGCACCACCACCTTCAAGGAGAGTGGTTGGGGCGCTAAGTCAAGTTTCAAGAATGAGCTTGCGGGCATTAGCAACGTTGCGTTCTATGGCAGCGAAGATGACATCCAGAGGATAAAGCACATCGTGTTCGATGAGGGCAGGGAAATGGGCGAGATCATTCAGGTCTACAGCGCAGGTATGCACCGGTACAAGGTAGGCAAGCGTGACGTGATGGTCTACGTCGAGCCTTCCATGTCTATCAATCAGTACAGGGTTCGAGGTACGCACAAACTTGAAGGCACCATCAACGCCGCCCCCTGCATCAAGGACGTTGAGGTACCAGCCTTGGGCGATGAAGACATGGCCGAGGTTTTGAATAACCTTATACGTGTGAACCGGCCTGACGTTGTAGCCCAGATACTGGGGTGGTTCAGCGTCTGCCACCTGAAGACACACCTTATGAAGCGTTACCGCCAGTTCCCCTTGCTTTCCCTGTGGGGGAGGGCCGGGGCCGGCAAGACCATGACCTCTGTACTGTTCTCAGCCTTGAGCGGTTGCGACCCTACCTCGGAGGACGGGTCATTCAGCGTAGCAGGTATAACGCCGTTCGCCATAACCAACTACTGTAGTACCACCACCACCGTCCCCCGCATCCTTGAAGAGTACAACAAGTCCAAGCTGGCGCAGCGCAACTACGATCACTGCGGTGAGATCATGAAGATGAGCTGGAACCAGCAGGTACTTGCCAAGGGCACGCTGCGCAGGTCAAATGCCAACGGCAAGGGCAGGAGCGGGGCGGAGGTAGTCGAGTACCCTATCAGCTCACCGCTAGTTGTGACCTCGGAGCAGGCTCCGCAGATGCCAGCCTTGAAGCAGCGCATGGTACAGGTGCAGATGGCAGAGATAGACATCAAGTCTGATGAGCGCCAGGAAGCTTTCTTCATGGCCCAGAGTAACGGCCAGTCCTTGCGATCGATGTCGAGGGCTATGGTAATAGCTGCACTCAACACCAGGGAAGAATGGGTCGAGGAGAAGATGGACCACTACTACGGGCAGATGCCCAAGGGTCTTGTCGCAAGACCGCGCTACTCCTACCAGACACTGATGACAGGTCTGGATTTCTTCCAGCACGTGGTCGACGACCTGCAGCTGCCCGAGGTTAAGACAGGGTGGCTGAAGGAAGCCTTGCTTGACGACCTGACCGGGCGCTCCGAGTCCCTGTACCGGGAGAAGATGCGCTCCGAGGTCGATATCATACTGGACGAGCTTGGCATCCTGATCCAGCAGACATTGAACAACACAGCCAACTGGTTACATGTTAACAACCACTACGTCATAGAGGGCGACCGGCTGTACTTTGACCTGGCTGTAACGTATGCCAACTACCGCATGTACAAGAGTAACTTGCGGGAGCCGATGATCATTGAAACGCCGCAGATCTTCTCTGATCTGGTCAAGGACGAACCTTACTGTGTATCAACACAGTCCATGGACGGCGCCAAGCTATTGGGGATTAACCGGGCCACCCTGGAGCTTGACATGGTGAAGATGGCGGAGAAGGGCCTGGATGTATCTTTATATGGGTGAAGACGATGGATAATCTAGCGAGAAAGATCGAGAACTACACGCTGATGCATTTGTTTGCTGCAGCTGGTGTGCGTGACGATCTCCCTTTCGCCAGGGATATCGTCATCAACCCGGAGATGGAGCCGAAGCCGCACCAGATCTCCGGGCTCAACCAGGCACTGACCCAGCCGAGTGACAGGTTCGGTCTGTTCGATGAGACGGGGTGCGTGTCTGCCGACACGGAGTTCCTGACCCCTACCGGCTGGAAGCGGATTGATGAATACGAGGAGGGGGATAAGGTCGGGCAGTTCGACCCGGACTCCAGACTGGTAACGTTCTGCGAGCCGGAGCGCTATGTGAAAGAGCCTTGCAGCACGATGATCCACATCCACCCCTCCAGGGGAACGGATCAGATGGTGAGTGATGACCACCGGGTCCTCCTATATTCCAAGACCAATTACAGTAGGGATGGGAGGATCGGCAAGTGGTCAGTCAAGACTGGCTCTCAGATGTACGCAGATCGCAATAAGCGTAGCGGGCACGGGTTCTGCACCACCTTCAAGGTCGACAGGCCCGGCGTCGGTATGAGTGACTCGGAGTTGAGGCTGATGGTAGCTGTGATCGCTGACGGCCACTTCTCCAACAGCACAAACAGGGTAGCTGTTCGCCTGAAGAAGGAGAGGAAGAAGCTCAGACTCGAGAGGCTGCTGAAATTCGCCGGAGTGGCGTTCAAGCGCCGCAAGTGCGGAGGCAAGGTGCCGGGGTACGACGTGTTCACATTCTGCGCACCCCGCAGGGATAAGGTATTCGACGCATTTTATTGGGGCTGTTCTGACACCCAACTTGCCATGATCGTGGACGAGGCCAAGTATTGGGATGGGAGCGTAGACAGGCGTAACCCGGAGAGGTTCACCTTCGCCAGCACGGTGAAGGAGTCGGCCGACTTTATCCAGTACGCCGCGGCGGCCACAGGGCGCACAGCCAGTGTCAAACTTCATGACTACGAGGGGCAGTTCTGCTCGTGTTACAAGGTCATGGTCAGGGAGAGCGCCTGTTATGCCTCGGGCCGACCTGGTTCAGTTAAGAAAGTTCGGAACAAGGAAGGATACAAGTACTGTTTCACCGTACCTACCGGGTTCCTGATAATGCGCCGGAACGGGTTTATCTTTGCCACCGGCAATTGCATGAAGACGCTGCCCTCGCAGGCCTTCTGCCTGTACCACGCCGGCATAGGTAACAAGGTCGTTGTCGTGATGCCTCCTGTACTGCTTGACCAGTTCGATGAGTCCCTGCGTGAAACATTCATCGGTGTCGAACGCCAGTTCACCTGGCACATCCTGACTGAGGGGCCAAAGAAGCGGGACATGCTGTTCGAGCAGTGGGACGCCACACGCTGGCCGGACATGCTGCTCATGACCTACCAGACATTCAGCAAGGTGCCACGGGCCGGTCGCAAGAAGAACAAGGAGTATGACCCCAACGATCCGACCAGTCATGAATGGCTGAAGACGGAGCCGCGGGAGCAGGACTTCATTGCCAAGGAGCTGCGCGACAGGGGCTACGAGGTAGCTGTGTGTGATGAGGCACAGGCGCTGAAGAACTACAGCTCAACCACCTCCAAGTGCCTGCAGCATTTCCTCGGGGTTAACGGGGAGAAGGCCCTCCTGCTGATGACAGGCACGCCTGCCCACAACACCCTGCTTGACACCTTCGGCCTGATCAAGCTGGTGACCCCTGACAAGTACGCCAGCAAGCGGTCCTTCGAGCGACTGCACTGTGTGTACACCACCAACAGCGAGGGCTGGTCCCAGCTTATCGGGTTCCAGAACAAGGACGTGCTGCACCGTGCACTGTACGCGCAGGCGCGTCGTGTGACCAAGGACCAGGTCCTCAACTTGAAAGAGCCTCACGTTGTGGACCGTACAATCCACCTTGCTCCCGAGCATCATCGCCTGTACCAGAAGCTGGTGCGCGAGCGCATGCTTGAGGTGGGGGAGGGCATGATCACGGCGCTGACCCAGCAGAAGCTGCGTGAGTCCTGCCTGCAGATCGTCACCACCCCGGAGCGCTTCACCGATCAGAAGCTACGCAACGCCGTGTTCGAGGAGGTTGAGGAGCTGCTCGATGAGATCGGCCCTGCTAACGAGAAGGTGGTGCTGTTCGCTACCCACCAGGAGACGGTGCGATCACTCGCTAACCACTTCGCTTACTTGAAGCCGGTCACTGTTTACGGTGGCAACGGGGGTGGCAAGCAGAACAGGGCTAACATCGAGATCTTCAAGACCGACCCGGATTGCCGGCTGGCCGTCATGCACCCGCTTTCGGGTGGGGTTGGGCTGAACTTGCAGGACGTGTGCAGGTACATGATATTTGTCGAACCGTTCTCGGTACCTGGCCAGTTCAAGCAGGCCTCTGACCGCATCCATCGAGGCGAGATTAAACATGTCGTGACATTTTACATCCTCAAGGTGCGTGGCACACTGGGGCCGAAGATGATCCGAGACATGCTGAACAAGGAGAAGGACATCATGTACGTGACCAAGGATGCGAAATCTGTGTTGGCTGACCTGCTTGACGAGGCGGCTTAACCAACAGGAGAAACGCTTATGGAAGACAAACTAAGCCAAAGGCTATATAAACTAGCACATGCTAATCAGGCAATGTATGAGGAACTCCTTGAACTGAGTCAGCTTGCCTACGAACTTGAGTGCGAACTTGTGGACAAATTTGAGAGCGAGATTGAGAATGCCTGCGAGAAGCCTGCACCCTTACAGGAGTCAATGATATGACCAGAAAAGAAGCAAGAGACAAATGGTGTCCTATGTCTATGAATGGGGGCAGAGAAACATTACTGCCGTGCTGTGAAAATCATTGCATGGCATGGTGTGAGATACAGGACCAAGACGATAAAGAACCCGATGACCGTGCTGGATGGTGCGGGATGATGCCAGACTAGCAATGAACCCTAAACCCATCAACCCTGAATGCGCCTGGCAGCACGCCCGGCACCCTACTCAAAGGAGCAATCATGAACTTCCCAACTGAAAAAGAATACGAACGTGTTGCCAGACTACTCAAGTTCTATGGAGTTGAATCTGAAGGGCAGTTAATTCTGGCAATGGATGAGCATATAAGCAAACTTCAAGAATCTTTGCGCAAGTATAAACCCAACCAGCAAGTACGCAGCTATGTAAGAGAGGGATAGGAGCAATCAGGAGTGAATGATGGGTACACACAAACAAGCATTAATCGCCGATCTTCAAGAGCGCATCTCCGAACTGGAGCAAGAGTAGACAAAGGAGGGCGAGACGGGGAAAATGAAGAGTCTTTATGAGATCTTGGGGGTGGCTAAGGACGCCACCAGGGGCGCTATTCGCGGAGCGTACAAGTCCAAGTGCCAACGGCTGCACCCGGACAAGAACGGCGGTGAGCATTCGGAGGAGTTTCTCGAAGTGAGCGAGGCGTACGCCATCTTGGCTGACGCGGCCAAGCGCAAGCACTACGACGAGACCGGAGAGAACCCGGGCCAGCACAGTGAGCCGACCGAGACAGAGAAGGCACGCAGCTATATCCTGGGCGCGATGGTAGCAGCTATCCAGAAAATTGACGATCTTGAGCACAACGACATGATCAACGTGGTGCGGCAGATGATCGCCCAAGCCCGGGACAAGGCCCGAGCCGAGCTGGGTAAACAGACCAACCTGCAGGACAAGTACCGCAAGGCGGCAAAGCGCGTGAGCAGTGTGGATGATAACTTCGTCTCTGCCGCACTTGAGGTGGAGGCCGGTAAGATCCAGTCTAAAATCATATCCATCACCAAGGATCTGAAAATGGTCGAGCGTGCGCTGGAGATGCTGGAACACTTCAGCTACAGCCACACGAAGCTGGAGAGTCTCTGGCCCACCAATACCAGCACGACGGCAGGCGCGGGCTTTTACCACTCCACAGGGGATTGACACCGGCCTGTCTCCGGGCGTATAAATTTAAATCCCGGGGCGAGGGACTTCCGAGTCTACAGCACCTTGCCCCAGGCGTCCCATTAGGGGTTAGAGGCGAATTAATGGTTAACCCCCGAGGGTGGTGAGAAGCCCCCACCAATTAAACTGACACTGAAAAGGAGAATGAAAGATGCCATTACGTAAAGGCAATGTGGTAGCCGATCAGGCAGCCGCTGTTGAAGACGCTCCCCCGTTCGACGCCGAGGACACCCCGGCTGTCAACCCTGTTGTTGAAGCCCCTGCTGCAGAGGCCCCTCCCCCACCTGACGTCAACCCAGTCTCCACCGTACCAGAAACGCAGGAGGCCGCCGGAGCTGCACAGACCCGGCAGGCAGCCCCTGCACGTGAGCCGCTGCCGACCACCCACGAGTTGGCTAACAAGACCTCTCTCAGAGGACCGGCCCCTGTGCCGCAGGCAGCCGCCCCGCAGCCCCCGGCTGTACGACAAGGCAGTGCCCCAATGGTTAGTGGCGGCGTGACAGAGGCGCTTGGACAGGCCGGGTTTGAAGGGCTTGAGTTCGGGTTCGGGGCTTTCCCGGTTGTCACCCTGCAGAACACCGGTCAGTTCGAGACCAGTGAAGGCGGGGTACTGGGCAGCTCGTTCAATTGCATCCTGCTTGGCAGCAAGGCCAAGTGGATCTGCAAGAACGACCAGCGAGGCGATGCTGAGGACTTCTTCTATTCTTTCGACCGCGTCACCGCTCTGACCGGTGAAGATGCCAAGACCATCATCGATGGCTGGACTCAGCGTGGCTGGAAGCACGAGTGGAAGAAGTACCTGGATGTGCAGGCGCAGATGGTGACGGACGACGAGGACAATGGGGCTCTGGTGATGCTGAGCATCCCGCCGACCTCGATCAACCGGTTCTCCGGTTACGTTGCTACCGTCATTGGCAGGTACCAGCAGGAAATCACGCAGGTGGTGACACGCTGTGAGCTGGGCGAGAAGGTAACGAAAGTTCGTTATCCTTTTCACCCCTGGAGTTTCTCTAAACTTCGAGATATCTAGTAGAGGCCTATAGAGTATGATAAGCCGGTCGGCGTAAGTGCATGAGGGCCTCTGGCGCCCGGCGCTAAACCCGGCCTGTCGACCGGCCTTTACAAAGAGGGCGAGAACATGACTGATAGCTATGCCATCCTTGATATCCGGGGGCTGGCCCTTCACTCCCTGCATATGGGAGAGGACCCGAACGGCCAGCTGCACCCCGATACCGCTAAATTGGAGAACTCCGCTGGCTACGGGTTCTCCAATTTTTTTGACCACTACCTGGCACCTTTACTTGAAGCCTACGCACCGCGGCAGATCATTGCCGTGTGGGACGGAGGTAACCACTACCGCCGTGGGTTCTTCCCAAGCTACAAGGCCAAGCGCAGCCAGCAGGAGTACTCTGAGTTTGCGGCCGAGCAGCACGAGGAATTGCTGGCAGATGTGAAGACCCTTCTGGCGTACATCGGCTGTACCCAGTGCAAGATTGACAAGGTTGAGGCGGATGACCTGGTGGCGTTCCTCTGTGACAGGCTGCCGGGTAGAAAGTTGGTCTACACTGTTGACCAGGACCTGAGCCAGCTCTTGAAAGAGGACGAGGTCGAGGTCATGTATCGGGGGCAGCTGATGGAGCGCAGCTGGCGCAACCAGTATTGCAACGTGACCAAGTCCCTGTTGGGGGATACGTCGGATGAGTACCCCGGCATCAAGGGCTTCGGTGATGCCAAGCTTGACGCGATCCTCTCGGAGTTCGGCGAGGACACACTCTATGATCTGGCCGTCGCCCTGCACAGTCGGGACTACACTCCGCTCGAGGAGGCTATGGCTACAGCGTCTGACCCGCAGGCTGTGAAAGGCTTTGAGCTGATGCTCGGCAACCGGGAGGACTGGGAGCTGATGTACCATCTGGCTTGCCTTCACCCCGAGATCTGCGAAGGGGAGAGCAACGGTACGTTCCGTAAGATCGAGTGGTACAAGCGAGTACCGGACTGTGACAAGGTAGCCACCATCATGTCCAAGTGGGACATGGCGGCTGAGTATAAGCAGCTCACACCTTTGCTGCCTGAGTTTTACCTCGTCACCAAGGACAACCTTGAGGAGTTTGGAGAGAGCTTCGGCAAGCACGAGGCAGAGACCCCGTTCTTCACTTTCGACTTCGAGTCCAAGGATGTCCTGAAGAACCCTGATTTCACTAAGGTGAACCGGGGAGATTATGTCGATGTCCTGAGTCAGAGCATCACTGGCATGTCGATAAACTACGGGCGCAACCTGCAGTACACGGCGTACCTTTCGTGCGACCATGCCCATACAGATAACCTGGAAGACACGCAGATCGAGCAGGTGCTCAAACGAACGAGGGCAACCCGCAAACCTATGGTGGCGCACAATGCCCCCTTTGAATACGCCCTGTGCGATACCAACTTCCTGTGGGACGCAGGCCTCCTTGAGGACACGCGCATCCTGGCGCTGTATGTCGATGAGAATGGTGGTGGGCACCTGAAGGAACTCAGCAAGCAGTGGTTGAACTACGAGCAGGAGAAGTACAAGGACGTGCTGGCCCGTGCCGGAGCTGAAGACATGGGTGAGGTGACCGGGGAGCAGGTACTTTACTATGGCTGCGATGACTCACTGGTCTCGGCCTCCTTGCGCGACCTTTTCTACCTGATCCTGACCATTGAAGGTACCTGGCCGTTCGTGCGGGACAATGAGTCCCATACCAACAATGCCTTGTACGAGGCGTTCGAGTCCGGTATCAGGCTTGACCGCGACCGCATGAAAGTCCTCGAGGCCGAAGATGCTGAGACGCTTGAGTCGGGCATGGGCCGCTGCCGGGAGCTACTTGCCCAGAACTGCGGCACCCCCGATCCGGAGCGCTCCAAGGAGCTGTTCAACGATCTTTCGACATTCGAGGAGAAGAAGCTGCTGGATGACGGCAAGGACAGGGACCAGATTAGTGCCAAGCTGGGCGCTCTGCAGAATAAACTTGAAGCGGCTACCCAGTACCTGCCTCTGATCACACATAAGAAAGAGGTGAAGTTCATCCCGACCGCCAACAAGATTACCAAGATAGGTAGAGCGTTCGGACTTGACCTTGACCTGGAGGGAGTTACCGCCAACAAGGTGACCGAGTACGTCATGGCTTGCCGGGACATGCTGGATGAGGCCGGCGCTACAGAGCCCGATATCGATCGGTTCCTGCTACTACTGGCTGAGTCCTCAGAGGAGCTTAAGAAGCGCGAGGGGGAGAGGTTCGAGGCCTTCAACCAGTTCTGCATTGATCACCTTTCTGCTGACTCTCCTGATGTCACCGAGGGCGATGAGCTCAATCTCGACAGCCCTCCCCAGATGCAGCAGCTCCTCTACTGCAAACTTGGCCTGCCGATTCGCCTGCGTTCCAAGGTACAGCACGGCAGCAAGCGGGACCAGCTCGGGTTCGAAGGCTCTCCGGCCACCGATGACAAGGCGATTGACTTCGCTTTGGCCCAGGACGCCCGTGGAGATGACTGGCGCCGTGAGTTCCTGCTCACCTGGAGGGAGATCAAGGGCTGTCACACCCGTTTCAAGAATTACTGGCGCCCCTACCCTTTGTGGATTCACCCGAGAGACGGCCTCCTGCATGGAGGGATCAACAATGCGGCCACCACCACCCACCGTTTCACCGGGGGTGCGCCCAACCTGCTGGCTATCCCGTCCAAGGACGGTGGCAGGGTGCGCTCGATCGTGCTTCCCAAGAAAGACGATCATGTGATCCTCTCGCCTGACTTCAATGGTGAGGAGCTGAGGATCACGGCAAGCATCTCGGGAGACCCTGTCATGATCGATGCCTACATGGGGGAGAACCCGAGGGATATCCACACGCTGACCTCCTCCTCGATATCAGGGACAGTCATCAACAGGGAAGCCCCGTGGCTGGCTGAGAAGCACGCCTTTGAGGATCTTGGTGGTCTCCCGACGCTGCCCTATGAGGTGTTCTCAGGGCTACTTGAGAGCGAGGACAAGGAGGTGGCAACACTGGCCAAGAACATCAGGAAGCTGGCCAAGGGTGTTAACTTCCTGCTGATCTACGTTGGCGGACCCACTACCCTGGCGCGGAACGTGGGCGTCCCGGTGGAGGTGGCAGAGGCCTTCCTGAATGCCACCATGGCAACCTACCCTCGCCTGCAGCCGTGGCAGCAGGAGAGCATTGAGTTCGCCCGCAAGCATGGCTACGTCCTGACCTCCTATGGTAACCGTCGTCACCTTGGTGACGGGCTGTTCGACACTGACGCTGGTATACGCACCAGACTCGAGCGACAGGCGGTAAACGCACAAGTGCAGGGAACGGGTTCGGATATCATGAAGATCGTTTGCCGCACCCTGATGGAGAACAAGTTTCACCAGACTTACAGTGCCTCTGGTATCGTGTTCCCGTACGACGAGCTGGCGTTCTCTGTGCCCAGAGCCGCGGCTTGGGAGGCGTGGCTGGCCTTGAAGGACGCCATGAGCCTGACCCCTCCGGGGCACGCCGTACCGCAGCTGCCTGAGCTGAAGGCGTCGGCTCTGAACTGGGGGACCTGCGTCGAGCTTGGGGCTGAACCCACGCGTGAGGAACTTGAGGCTGTATTCGATAAGCAACTGGCAGAGAGGAGAGCGGCATGATCAGGCTTGTATTATTTGACTTAGAAACAACCGGCACCGACGTGTCGAAAGAGGGGGTGGTGCAGTTCGGTGCGCTGATGTGCAGCTACGACGAGGACACCGGCGAGCTTTCCCAGCCGATTGTGCTCATGAATACGCTGTGCAACCCCGGCCGCAAGATCGATCCGGAAGCGGCAGAGGTGCATGGTATCCACGACGAGGACGTGGTGTGGGCACCGTCCGACAAGAACGTGCTGTACCAGTTCAGCCTGCTGCTGGAGCGCATGGCCGCTCACGACCCGGTCGTCCTGGTGGGGCACAACATCGAGCGGTTCGACACCCCGCTGATCATGCAACGCTGGCCTACGGGTCAGTTCAACAGCCTCTACTCGTCTCTGGACACTTACACGATAGCGATCCGTGAGTGGCCGTCCATGCCGCACAAGCTCTCGGAGTTGTACGATTGGTACGCCGAGGGCAAGCCTGTCAAGGCGCATGACGCGGCGGCTGACTGCTACATGGTGTACGCGATCCTGCACAAGTATCTGCAGGAGACGCATGAGAAACGCACCCTGGAGGGGCTGGTAGACTGGCTGGAAGAGCCGGTGGTGCTGCCTGTCTACCCGTTCGGCAAGCACAAGGGTGTACCACTCGAGGACGTGCCGAACAGCTACCTGAAGTGGTGCGCCCAGAACTTTACCGAGGTTCACAAGGATGTTGAGGCTACCATCTGTGCCGCCCTGGGTGTGGAGAAGTTTTGCGCATGAACCGTGCACAGAAGGTCCTGGAGGACATACCTGAACTGCCTGACCTAATCCCTATCTACGGGGCGAGGAACTTTCTCAGTATGGAGCCGGAAGACATGACAGGGTTCTACCACTCCAATGGTGAGTGGAACTACCTTGTCAAACACAACAACAGGATGTACCGTGTACCGAAAAGTAACATGCAACGCCGCGCTATCTCAGAGTGCGGCCCGATCAACATAGGAGGCGAGTGATGGACTGGGCATTTATAGGTGG